GAAGGGAATAGGTCACGGCCGCGAGAGGCCGGTCAGGCCGGTCCGTTCAACTTTCCTGTGGATAACTCGGGAAGCGGTCGAGGGCCTCGCCAGGGCCTCAGCGGACCCCCCCCGGGGTACCCCCCCCCTTCGATGCGGGGGGCCGGGCCGGTGGAACAGCGCCCCCCCCATGCACGGTAGGTCCATGGACGGTAACCTGTCACTGAAACCCCAACAGCGCCCATTCTGGGGTTGAAACCCTGGGGCTGGGTTTATGGGGGGTTTTGGTGAGAGGTGTGAAATGGACCGTATTCTTTGTTGGCTTGGCTGGTGTCGCCGGTGTGTGACCATGGATGACGCTGGTGGCATCTGGGGTGAATGTATTCGCTGCCACCGGCGGCATGGTTATGTGAGCAGGGCTGAATTACGACGGCGGGTGGAACAACGCCCATGGAGTATGTAAATGAACGTCCCGACTGGCCATTGCCATCGTTCGATGCCCAAGACTGGGCACAGGCATTTTGCAAGATAGCTGATAAGCTTGGGTTCAAGGATAACGCTGGTAATCCGATTGATGAAGGATGGATGATAGGCTGGTTCGCCAATGCACTGATGCGAGGGTACGGCCAACGTGTGTCGGACGAGGTGTCGAATGAGCGAGAGATGAGACGACGATGCGCCAACGAGGAGGTCGAGGCGGCCATGATTCCGAAAATCGTGGACGCTATCTATCCCGTTCTCATCCCAATGGAGCGACAGGACTGTAGCATCCAATCCAAGAACTACGCGCTGATGACCGATTTAGCTAAACAGTTGTGGCGGTCATTCACCGAGCCGGGCGGCGGTCCGTAGGAGTGTAGCTCAATGGCTAGAGCGCCGGTCTCCAAAACCGGGGGTTGGGGGTTCGAGTCCCTCCACTTCTGCCAGCCCTATAGCTCTCATGTTCAACGTTGGCGATCGTGTCGAAAAACATACCGGCGACTACCGGGACCCCCTGTGCCCCCTTTGTTCTTGACACCGTGGCCGGCCGGCTATTCTATCCGCGCATGGCGAAGCATTCCAAGAAACACCCTGGTTTTGCGGCCGTGCAGGGCAAGATAGAGCGCGAGGGGTATAGCCCCAAGGCGGCCGGGGCCATCCTGGCGGCGAAGACGCGCGGTGCTGGCAAGGCTGCCAAGAAGGCCAATCCGAGGCTGAAGAGGGTTTAGCCATGGCGCAGGTCACGCAAATCTGTTCGGTCGAAGAGCATGGACGTGGCGCACTGGCCTGCCTGGCCAGCGACGGCAGTCTTTGGCTCATGGTGATAGGCCAGAGTGAATGGCGCCCCCTTCCGGCGCCGCCTCTCCCGCCGGACCCGCCGGACCCGCCCGGGCAGAAGTGACGCCATGAGCAAGGGCGCACCGATGCAGCCGGGAATGCAGGGGGTGCGGCAGGCTGGACCGATGACGCCGTTGCCGCCGGGCATGCAGTTGCCGGCTGGGACAGGCGGCCAGTTGCAAATGGGGCCCCAAGGGATGGCCGGCTTGCCGCCGCAGTTCGGGCAGTTCGGGGAGTTCGGGGGTGCCGGGGGTGCCGGGGCGCACCCGTTGCAGGCCCTGTTCGCCGCGTATCCGCAACTGCAGCATCTTTTAGGGCAATGGGGGCTGCCGGGGCCGCCCCCGGGCTTCTCGGGTGGTGGCGGGCCTGTCAATCCCGGTGCGATGCCTGTGGGGGCTGGCCCGCAGCCGCAGGCGTCCCCGTCGGGCAGCATGGCGATACTGCCGCAGGGCTATCAGATGCAGCAGCAGATGGGCCTGCCGCAGGGCTTGTTCACCCCGCCTTTTGGGGGCCGGTAATGCCCCTCAGGTCCGGCAAATCCCGCAAGGTGGTATCGTCGAACATTCGCACCGAGATGGCGGCCGGAAAGCCGCAGCGCCAGGCGGTCGCGATCGCGTTGCATAAGGCCGGCGCGCCACGCCGAGGCGTCTATAAACGGCGAGGCGCGAAATGAATATCGGTGACTTTTCCTATCGCGAGTTGCGGGTACTTTGGCTGTATTGGCACAAGGCGTCTTACTGTTTGCTGCCTGATAATGTGTGCTGGCGGATAATACATCAGCGCTGGAAAGCGGCAAGGAGGGCGAAATGAAGCGCGGCAGCATGGGCGGTATTCCGAGATCCGGCCGCAAGGCGCCCAGTGGCAACAGCTATGGCGGTAGGGAAGAGGCGCCCGGCTACGACGACCTGCTGGAGCGCTCGCCGCGCCGGGACAGGCCTTATACCTCAACGCGGTTCATGAACCCGAACCTGGACAATGGAGGCGGTGAGATGCGCGGCGCGAACAGCTATCGCGGCAACGAGATGGCGAAGGGCGGCAAGGAACGTCACGCGACCTACAACCGCGAGGCGGAATACGATGTGCCGGATACCGGCGAAATTCCGGACCGCACCAATGCACAGGTGGGCTACATGCGGCCGCGCAACGCCGAGGCCAAGGGCGGCCCCGGCATGTCCGGCAGGAGCTTGCATAATTATGCGCTGTCTCGGAATCGGTCGGTTCGCGAGCGGTAGGGGCGCGCCGGTGTCGCTCGGCCTGATATTCTGGATATTGATGCTGATCTGGCTGGTGTTTGGGCTGGTGTGGAACTGGCCCAACAGCCCGGCGGCGCCGTATGGGCCGATCGGCAACACGATCCTGCTGTTCGTGCTGTTCCTGCTTTTGGGGTGGCACGCGTTCGGCCCCCCGGTGCATGGATGACCGTAGGGTGCTGCAACCTCTGATGACCACTGGCATATGAAAGTGATTGTATGAGTCCTCCCCGACTGGGGGATAGCGACGAGCCGTCCCCCGATTTTCCGGAGTTTGCGACGGTCAGTGTGCTGGAGCGGGACGGGCAGTATCGCCTGGGTCTCGAACTCAGGGGCCGACGGTGCCTGGGTTCCGAAATATTCGACAATGAGGCCGAGGCCATCGCCAGCCTCTATGACATGGCGCTGGAATTAGATGGCGATGCTGGCCCCCCAAATTGACGCCGAGGAATTCATCCCCAGCGCTGGGCTTCTGAGGGTCATCGACCGCTACCGCCACGACCGCCCGGCCTTTTTCTCAGCCGTCATGGGTGTCTCCCACATCGAACCGTGGCAGCTGCGCGAACTGCAGGCGCTCGACGGCGGGTGCGCGCGGCTTTCGATCCGGTCCGGGCACGGCGTCGGCAAGACCATGTTCCTGGCGGGTTGCGTTTTGCATTTTTTATTGACCCGCCATCCCTGCAAGGTGGCGGTCACGGCCCCCTCCGCGACGCAGCTGTTCGACGCGTTGGCTTCCGAAGTGAGGATCTGGTTGAAGCGTATCGAGCAGAATCAGCCGCTGTTTGCCGGGCTGCTGAGCGTCACCTCGGAACGCGTATTCATGACGGCGGCGCCAGAGGCGTGTTTCTGCACCTACCGCACCAGCAGAAAAGAGGCGCCGGAAGCGTTGCAGGGCATCCACGCCGAGCACGTGTTGCTGATTGCGGACGAGGCGAGTGGGGTAGCAGAGCAAGTTTTTGAAGCGGCCAGTGGGTCGATGTCCACCAAAGGCGCCATCACCATACTGGCCAGCAACCCGACGCGGGCCTCGGGGTTTTTCTTTCAGACGCAGACAAAACTCAAGCATGTGTGGCGCACCGCGAAGGTCACGTGCTTCGATAGCAGCAGGGTAGCCACGGAGTACATCGAGGAAGAGCGCGCCTTCGGCGTGGAAAAGAACCGGTATCGCATTCGCGTGCTGGCCGAGTTCGCCACCGGCGACGACGATACCCTCATTCCCCGAGACCTCGTCCAGGGGGCCCAGGCGCGCGACATCATCGCGCCGCGCGCCGAGCCGGTGTACTGGGGCGTCGACGTGGCGCGATCGCTTACAAGGGACAAGAGCAGCCTGGCCAAAAGGAAGGGGCCGGTATGTCTGGAGCCGGTCAAGCGCTGGCAGTACGACGACACCATGCGGCTGACCGGCACCATACTGCGGGAATGGGAAGATACCAAGGAGCGCGACCGGCCGGAAGCGATTTTCGTGGACGTGATCGGGGTGGGCGGCGGTGTGGTCGACCGACTGCGCGAACTGAACCTGCCCGTCGTAGGCATCAATGTAGGCGAGTCGAGTTCCGTGCTGACGAAGGCGGCGCGGTTGCGCGACGAGCTGTGGCTCAACGCCCGGGACTGGTTCATGACGAGGGCGGTGAAGTTTCCGGACGATCCGAAGACGGCGGAGGAGCTGACGACGCCGACGGTGGTCTATCAGAGTAATGGCAACGCCAAGGTCGAAAGCAAGGACGAGATGCGGGCCCGCGGCGTGCTGGACGGCGACTCACCGGACGGGGCCGATGCGTTCTGTTTGACTTTCGCCAGGACTGGGGCAATCACCGCAGGGGCGATGCAGGGTCGATCGTCGCAGGGCGCGCTTAAGCGGCCGCGGATGATGAGGGTTTGACCATGGCCGGGCTACCAGGGCGTCGAAGACGGCTATTTGGCGGGGGCGCGGGGTTTATTGATGTGCGTTTCGGTAAAAGTTGGCTAAGAGGGCAACTACTGGTGAACGGCATCGATATACTCTACGTCCTGCTGATGCCAGCGCGCGCAAGCTTTCATCGTTGGTGGCGGGACGAGGGTAAGACCTGGCGTGTGTCCGCTGACCAATCCACACCTCTTGCGACACAGGCCGACTTGGCTGAGGCCGCCGAGGTATTGAGAACGCTAAATGTGCGCATCTGCAAGGGTCTGCTACTGAAGCTGGAGGGCGACCATGGCCGAGCTACCAGCGCCGTCTGAGATCATTGGCGAGCCGGGAACGCGGTCGTCGGACGATCCTCGCCGCAACGTCGATTATCTGCCGCTGCCGGGGCGCCTCGGCCGTCCGATGACGGACCAGGAATTCCAGGGCCTGGTGTTCGACTGGGCAACCGATGCCAGAAACTACGTCAACGAGTTCCTGGCCACCGAACGGTACGACTCGACCGAATATTACAAGGGGCGCCTGCCCGATGTGGACGTGGACGCGGCGCAAGAGGACCGTTCGCGCGCCGTCCTCACCGAGGTCCGCGACACCGTGCTGGGCATCATGCCGGAATTGCTGAGAATTTTCTTCTCGGGCGATGGCGTCGTCGAGTTCCAGCCCGTTGCCAGCGCCGACCCCGATGAATTCAAGCGTCGCGACGAGCAGGCACAGCAGGCCACCGCGTATTTCCGCGACGTCGTGATGAAGATCGACAATCCCGACAGTTTCCTGACCTTTCATGACGCGTTCCAGGATGCGCTGGTGCGCAAAACCGGGTTTGTCCGCTGGCAATGGGAGAAAAGCCGCAAGCCGGTGTACTCGACGCATACGGGCTTGACGCGCGACCAGGCGGTGGCGCTCGCGTCGGACCCAGGCGTCGAGATCGTCGCGAAACACGCCTATCCGGCCCCGTCCCCCGTCGGCGGCATCCCCGCGCCATTTCGGCAATTGGCTGGCCCGACACCGGACCAGGGGCCTCCAGATGCGCAGGCGCCTGGTGGTCCAGGGGGGCTTTTAGGGCAAATTAGTCCCCCTCCAATGGGATCGCCGGCACCGCCCTCGATGAGCACGACGACGCCCCCGACAATGCCGCCCATGCCGCCGCAAGAGGGATCTCCCGGCGGCGCCGGCCCCCCTGGAGGCAGTGAGACCCCAGGGGGGCCATCTCCGTCGGCTTTCTATGACCTCAAGATCAGGCGCATTGTCGTCGAGGGACGGCTGCGGCTGCGCGGCATACCCTGCGAGGCGATGATCGTCGCCCGCCGCGGCACCTCGATAGATAGGACATCACTGCTTGGTTATACCGAAGACAAGACCGTTGGTGACTTCATCGCGGAAGGATGGGTCGACAGTCCGGAAGAGCTTCTGGATTGCGACATGGATATGGCGAACGATAGCGACAACTGGGAAACGCAGGCGCGGCGACCGCATCTGTCATCCATGGTCGGCCCGGCGGACAATCCGGCGTCTGATCCGTCAATGCGGATCATCAAATACGGTGAACTCTACATCACGGCGGACCGGGACGGGGACGGCATACCGGAACTCATAAGGGTCATAACCGCCGGAACGCAGTATCGTATTCTCGACGAGCAGCCCTGCGACGACATCCCGTTCGCGGCGTTCTGTCCATATCCCGAGGCCTTTCAGTTCTTCGGCGAGTCCGTCACCGACCTCACCAAGGACATTCAACGCATTAAATCCCGCATTCTCCGCGATACTCTCGACAGCCTGGCGCAGTCCGTGCAGCCGCAAATGGGCGTGGTCGAGGGGCAGGTGAATCTCGACGACGCCCTGAACCCCGACACGTCCAAAATCGTGCGCATGCGCCAGCCCGGCATGATGCAGCCGATCGTGGTGCCGTTCGTGGGCAAGGAGGCGCTGCCTGTTCTCGAATTGATGGACCAGGTCAAAGAGCAGCGCACCGGCGTTTCCGAGGCGTCCGCCGGCCTCGACCCGGCCGTGCTGCAGTCGAGCACCAAGGCCGCCGTCCAGGCGACGCTGACCAAGGCGCAGTCGCGCATCGAACTGGTCGCGCGCATCTTCGCCGAGGCCGGCATGGTGCGCCTGTTCCGCGGCATGCTGCGCGAGACCATCCGGCACCAGGACGAGCCGCGCATGGTGATGCTCAACGGCAAGCCAGTCAACATCGATCCGGCGCAGTGGCACGCAGACATGTCGGTCACGCCTACTCTCGTGCTCGGGCGCGGGTCGCAGCAGGACCAGATCGCATTCCTGACGCAGATCGTGCAGAAACAAGAGTTGATCTTGCAAACGCTGGGGCCGGAAAACCCGCTGGTGACTATAGACCAGTACAGCTACAGCCTGCGCAAGCTCGTCGAGCTGGCAGGCTGGCGGAACACGCTGTCGTTTTTCCAGGACCCATCGCAACTGCCACCGCAGCAGAAGCAGCAGATGCTCCAGCAAATGTCTCAAGCTGCGGCGCAGCAGAAACAAGGGCAAAAGACCGGACCCGACCCGCAAATCGAGCAGATGAAGATACAGAGCCAGGAACGCCAGGTGCAGCTGAAGCTTCAGCTGGAGCAAATGAAGGAACAGAACGCCATTCAACTCGAAGTCCTGAAGATGAAGGCACAGTTCCAGACGCAGATGATGCAGATGCAGGCCGACCATGCGCAGGCGATCGACCAGGCGCAAGTCGACCAGCACGCCGGCCGTTTCAATGCCATGCTGGACGCGCACGTCACTCACATGGGCAACCTGATGAACGCGCACGTCACCCACCAGGGCAACCTGATGGACCATGCGGCCAAGATGGACGCGGCGAGACGCCAGCCCATGAATGGGAAAGCCAATGGAAGCGCCCATTGACGAGGCGGAATATGCCCGCGTGATGCGGCTCGCTGCGCGCGCCGAGCAGTTGCTGGCCGACGAGGATTTCCTCGCGATCATCACCTACCTGAAACGCCGCGCCACCGATGCATGGGCCAACACCAGCCGGCTGCAGTCCGAGGAGCGCGAGAAGGTCTGGCACGACCTGCAGGCCGTGAGCCGGCTGGAGGCGTATCTCGCAGAGCTGAAAGCGCAGCGGCGCCGCGAACTCTCCGCCGACGAGCGCGCCAATCACATATCCCTTCGCCGCGCCGAGCGCAGGAGTGCAGGCTATGGCTGACGACGACCAGGCACAGCCAGGGTTGGCGGACTATATTCGCCAGCTGTTCCGCATCGAGAGCGGCGGCAATCCCAATGCCGTGACCGGTTCGAATCGAGGCCTCGCCCAATTCGGGCCACAGGAAGAGCGCCAATACGGGATTAATAGCAGCAACCGCACTGATCCGGCGGTTCAGGCCGCAGCCGTAGCGCGGGAGCGTGCGGACAATGCCGCCCGATTAACGCAGGCGCTCGGGCGCGAGCCTACCTTTGCCGACCATTATCTCGCGCACCAGCAGGGCCTCGCAGGCGCCTCGTCGCTGTTGTCGAACCCGAATATGCCGGCATGGCAGGCCATCCGGCCATTCTACGGGTCGGACGCGATGGCGCAGAAGGCAATTCGCGGCAATATTCCTTCCGACAACCCCCTGCGCAACCTGGGCATCAACGACATTTCTTCCGCCGGCTTCGCACAGATGTGGCAGGATCGCTTCAACCGCGGGCTGGCCGCGGGCGGCGGCGCGCTGCCCTCGGCCGGGCCTGGCGCTGTCAGTGCCACACCGGGGTCAGCGGGTCTCCACACGGCGGCCCAGGCCTTCAACCGCCCGACAGCCGGCGACCCCTTTGCTGCCGCAGGGGGCAGCTCGACGCCCTCGGCCGGGCCGTTCGGTAGCCAGAACCCGGTGGCAAGGCTGCTCGCCAGCCTCGGCGGCCAAACGGACTCCAGCTCCACACAAACGATAAGCACGCCATGGGGACAGATGCCCGCGGCCACGGGCGCAACCCTCGGCGGCCAGGCCAAGCCCACCAGCGGCGGTACTGATTACTTCACCATTCTCAAGCAGATTTCCGACTTGACCCAGAAAAAACAGGGCCTGCCGTTCCCCGACTTCAAGCTTGCGCCGGCCGATACGGCCCCCCTGCACCCCATCCAATTGCACCTGCAGCAGCTCAACACGGCCTTGCCGCAGAATCTACCCTTTGCGGGTAACAGCGGCACCGGGACGGGCTGACCTACCGCATATAGTTGACTAAGTCGGTCAACTTAGTTGACTTTCGCCCATTGGCGTGACATTGCGCTTTGTCCATGGATGAAGAACATTCCATGGACGAGCTTGCTGCGGGGCTATTGTCCAACCCCCCAAGTCCCCCGGCTCCCCCAGAGCCTGGCCCCGCGGCATCCCAGGCGCCTGGTATTTCACGTGAAACGCCCTCTGCGGCCGCGCCGCCAGAACCCACTGATACCAATGCCATAGAGCCGTCGGCTGAACCTGGGTCCGAACCTGGGTCCGAACCGGAACAGCCGGACGAGCAGCCCGAGCCGGTCTACCCCCTGCAGGTCGACGGCAGGGAGGTGCATGTCACGCTGCGGGATGCGCTGGAAAGCCACCGCCGGCAGCTGGCCGCGCCACAGCAGCAAGAAGAGATTGCCGCCCACCAGCGTGACTTGGCTGTTGCGGCCGAGCAGATGCGCGCGGAGCGCGCCCAGTATGCGGCGCTGCTTGCCGGCCTGCAGCAGCAGATCGGGGCGTCGAGCGGCGAGCCGACGGCCGAGCAATGGAACGCGCTGCGCGAGGCCGACCCTGCCCGCTATGCCACCGAATGGGCGGACAATCAACGCCGCGAAAAGTACCGCGAAACCGTGGCCGCCGAGCAGCAGCGCGTCGCCCAGCAGCAGGTACACGAGCAACGCGCCCGTCTTCACCAGGCGCTCGAATCCGAGCGGGCCCGGATGTTCGCGGCCTTGCCCGTCCTGGCGGACCCCACCAAGGGCGACGCCGAGATGGCCGAACTGCGCGCCTATGCGCGCAAGCTCGGCTACAGCGACGCCGAAATCGCCCAGGCCTACGACCACCGCATGGTCGTGGCCGTGCACAAGGCGCGGCTGTGGGACCAGCAGGAGGCCGCGCGCACCGCGGCCGAGAGAAAACTCGCCGCCGCGCCTCAAATGCCGGCGCCTGCCGGGCGCCAGGGGCTCAAGGGTCCGAAGCAAAACGCGCGCGAGGCCGCACAGAAGCGGTTTGAACAGACCGGGCGCGTCGAAGACGGCTGGTCACTACTGATACAATAGGAGATGCGCAAATGGCGGCCCCGAATGCCCCCACCAATACCGGTACGTATTACACTTTCTCGACGCCGCCAGCCAACATCATCCGCGAGGATTTGTCGGATTACGTCTATAAGATCTCGCCGCTGGAAACACCCGCGTTGCAGGCGATCGGCCGCAAGGGTAAATGGCGATCCGTTCTTCATGAATGGCCGATCGTAGAATTGGCGGCCGCCAACGCCGCCAACGCGAAGATCGAAGGCGGCGACGTGGATGCTGACGCGCCGACCACGCCCATGCGGCGGTCGAACTATTCGCAAATCATGACGAAGACCAAGCGCGTGTCGTCCACCGACGAGGCGATCATTGGCGCCGGCGACGTGCAGCGCATGGCGAAACAGGTGCTGTATGGCACCCAGGAACTGAAGCGCGACATCGAGGCGCGGTTGGTGGGAAGCGGAGCCCTGGTCGCATCGCCCGGCAGCACCTCGACAGCGCGCACGACGGCGTCGATCTCGTCCTTCATCATGACCAACGCACTGCGCGGCGCCACCGGCGCCAACAACACCTTGAGCATCGCCAATGGCGGCTATCCTTCGGGCGTCGAGACCGTCGGCACCGCGCGGGCCCTGACGGAGCCGCTGACCGTTCCCAGCTCCTCGTTCAAAAATGCAATCCAATTGGCGTGGACGGCTGGCGGCAATCCCGACCTGGTGCTGGTCCCGCCGCCGCTGAAAGTATCCATCTCCGCATTCACCGGCAACTCGACGCGCTTCAAAAAGGCCGAGGACAAGCGACTGGTCGCCGCGATCGACGTTTACGAATCCGATTTCGGCGAGGTGCAGGTCGTGCCGGACCGGTTCATGGACAACACCACGACCACCCCGTTCATGCGCGTCCTCATCATCGACCGCGAGCTGCTCGAAATAGGCTGGCTGCAATCCATGAAGAACGAGCCGCTCGCCAAGACCGGCTTGTCCGACGCGCGCCTCATCTCGTGCGAATGGGGCACTGTCGTCGGCAACGAAAAGGGACTCGCCCAAATCACCGACCTCAATGCCTGACCTTCAGGGTGACGAATGACCATCAAGCAGCACCATGACGACAAGAGCGAGCATGCCCCATTGGGTTTGACTCCCGCGAAAGAGGTGCGGGTCAAGTGCATCGTCGATAGCAGGCCGTGGACAGACATCAAGGCGCTCGACCGCGGCGAGGAAGCCGACGTGCCCGAAGAGCTGGCCAAGGTTCTCGAAGAGCGCAAGTTGGTGGAGCGCGTGAAGTGAGATGGCTGACGACACCGTTTGGTATGACCTGACTGGCATCAGACGGGAATTTGCCCGCGTCGACGACAATAGTTGCGTAATCAAGGCGAGCGACGACTGCAGCGCCATACTCGACGCCAATAAGGAAGACCATAACCACGCGCCAAACTGGAACAAGTCGCGCGATTTTCACCACGTCGCCAGCATCCCGCCCATTGTCTACGAGAAGTGGCTGAACGATTACGGGATAGACGCACTCAACCCGGACCATCGCGATGGCGTGCTGCGGCTTCTCAATGATCGCGAATGGCACTTCCTGCGCACTGGCAGGGGGCGGCTGTGACGATCGCCAGCTACACCGACCTCGTCTCGGCCTGCCAGAACTGGCTGTTTGGCCGCACCGACATTGCCGCGCGCATTCCCGAGTTCATCGCGCTCTTCGAAGGCCAGGCCAACCGTTCGCTGTTCTGCCGCGAGATGGAACTGCGGGCGATGACGACATGTCAGCCCACGTCCTCGACGCCGGAATGGCTGCTGTTGCCGTTCGATTTCCAAACGCTGCGCCGTGTGCGGGTGGTCAATCCCTTCGGGCCGGCAACCTCGGCGGGCGGCGGCATCGCCAAGCCGCGCCTGCGGTTCGCGACCCAGGCGCAGATCGACGACGAGCGGATGAACAACAGGCCGGTGGGCGTGCCGATCTGGTTTGCCCTGTTCGGCAACGAGATGGAATTGGTGCCGACGCCCGACCAGGCCTACACGCTGGAAATCGTATACCGTTCCCTTCTGCCCCCGCTGAACGGCACCGATCCGGGCACCGGCGCAGCCATTACCACCAATTGGCTACTGGCGAAGGCGCCGGACGCATACCTCTACGGCACGTTGATGCAGGCGGCGCCGTACCTCTATGACGACGACCGCCTCCAGGTATGGGCTGCGGGCGCAAAAGGCGCCATCGACGGACTCAACGCCCTCAATGACCAGGCGTTGTACAATTCTGGCCCCCTGGTGCGCCGGCTGAGCAACCAGCGGGGCTACAGCTGATGTCGAAGAAGATAACGCAGCTGCCCCCGGGGATAACGCCGCTGGCCGGGACGGAAATGGTTCCCGCGGTGCAGGGCGCGACCAACGTCAGGTTCACGTCTCACGACCTGGCGCTATTGGCGGGCACCTTTGCGCCGCCGGGCCCGGCAGGGCCTCCTGGTGCAGTGGGCCCCTCGGGCCCCTCGGGCCCCTCGGGCGCAGCTGGCCCGGCTGGACCTACCGGGCCCACGGGCCCATCAGGTGGGCCGCCCGGCCCCACCGGACCGACAGGGCCGCCCGGTTCCGGCCTTCCGGCTGGCGGTGTGGCTGCTCAATCGGTCATCTATACGGCTGCGAACCGCAGCCACCCGGCCGGGACTGGGATTGCCGTCTACACCGATATGGCGCAGGTCACGGTAGCGGCATGGGAACCGTTCGGCGACGGCGGAAACTCCACGCAACATTTGCTCGACAGCGTGTTCGGGTCCGGCCCGGCTGGCCTCGCGGCCGCCCAGGCTGTATTTCCGTGGGTGGACGATCTGACGCCGGAGTATGATTACTGCGCCATTCAGCAGGCGATCGATTACGCGTATTTGAATAACTTGTGCTCAGTGTTCCTTCCACAAGGGCGCTATTTCACGACGGCGCCTATATTTGTCGACCACCCGAACAGCTTGCGTGCGCAGGGTGACTGGCCACGATGGTCATCTACGGCAAGTAATTACACCAGCATCAGCTTTACGGGATCGGTGTCGGGGACGACGCTGACTGTCACAAGCATCAGCTCGAACGTGCTCCACGCCAATATGTGGTTTGGCGGCCCAAACCTGGCGTTCAACAACAAGATAGTGTCGCAGGCGTCGGGGACTCCTGGCGGGGTGGGAACTTATACGATTACTCCGAGTCAGGGCGCGATCGGCCCCGAGACCATGACGGCGTCAGACCTAGTTATTTACAATGGCGTGCCGTTCATCGCGTTGAGGACGGTTCCTGTGGGGGCTGCGCCATATCTTCAGCATGCGCCGTTGACATCTCCATTTCTGGAGGTGGCGCCCGATCCGAATTGGGAATATTGGTATTATACGCCGGCAAATTCGAACAAGCGGGCGTCATTGAATCAGGTGAATGGAGTTCAATTCACCTTTATGGGGACGCCCAACTCGACGAACAGTGTTTCCTTTGGGAGCTGCATCAATCCGAATTTCAGCAATGCTCAAGGCATTGTGATGGGGCCGAACAATGGCGGCAGCCTGGAGGACATAACGGTATACATTCGGCTTTATGCCGATCCTGTAAGCCTGGATGCATCGAGCGGCACTGCCATCAAGGGAGGGATCAATCCCGGATCAACTGGCGTCTGTGTGTCCGGCACTGGTGCTGGTAGTAGCCGCACGATAATCAGAAGAGTGGCTGCATATAATGCCTACACCGCGTTTCAGGTTGGGACGCCCGGTGGCGGGCTGGGTGACAGCAACGACTTCTATCATTGCACGGACGGCAATTGCTTCATAAGCTTCAGCGTCAACGAGTCCCAGGCATTCATCAACTCTTTTTATGCTTGCAATTTCACGGGCAGGATCGGGTTGCTGTGCAGGACGCAGCAAACGCTTACTGTCTACGGGGGTAATTACAGCACGGAGGGGGAAGCGGCGGAGGCGACTGTGTTTCCGCTGACGGCTGGCGGCACGTCCGCCTTGACCAATACCGATGGAAGCTCTGATCTTTATACGTTCGGGCAGGCGTTCATCAATTTCGGCGGCGGCGTGCGGAAGCTGACGTTCACGGCGACTATCAATCCCGCCACGGTGTCGACGCCGGACATGGCAAATTTGACTACGCATAAATATACCGATGGTCGCAATGGCATTTATACCGTGTTTACGATGCTCACTGCGCATTTCGGCCTGGTGCCCCTGCTGTGCACCGGATACAATCCTACCACGCACGTCATTTCCTTGATGGTGTATCCTCCATGGTCTGGGTTCGCGGTGAATGGCTCTACATATTTGACTGACACTGATTTCCAGGCCGAGATTCAGGCTTGCACATCTCTTTATGCTGCCACGATGGTGTTTCCGTTCCAGGCGGCCATTAATGGATTCAACCCGTTTGTGGAGACCATCATTGCCAGCGTATGCCTTTTTTCAAATTCGATTGGGCCGACGAGCATCAACGGGCTGACGCTGGATTACGAGATGAACCTATCGTCGATTGCACCTGGGCATTCGCCAACTCCACAACAGCTCAGTCACTATTACGCCCAGCATGCATTTCCTACATTTCATTGTGCTGGCTACGATGTCGAGATCAGGAATCTGATCTCGGGGACGGCGCAGTTTTATGACTCATTCATATCTGATAGTGTCTCTGGCGGGAGATTGATATTCGACAATGCACCCATGTACCCGAATAATCTGCGTTCTCATACTGGTGTTTATGGTCTCGCCATGGATGCCCCGTCACTGAATAATGGCGTATTCGGTGGAGCTGCTTCCAAATTGACCGTCTACGACAGACCATCGATCGGGGGCGTTGGGGCAAAAGGCAGTGATTGGTTGATAGGAAGGGGGGCGTTTCCTCAAGCGGGAGTGCGTCCTGCCCAATATGTAATTCCGTCCATATTCGATTACGATGTGACGACGCTTGCCAACACAGGGAGCTTGCCGGCGGTTGCGCCGAATGCCTGTCCATATCCGCTTGTCTATGGAGGGACCATCTATCAGACACAGGCCGTCGGCTTTAGCGCCGGACAATTGTTATTCGAGTCCAACCATAGTGGGTTTTCGTACCATCAAGCGCTCACGACATCGAATATTTCTGGTTTGAGCTGGAGCGCGAAGGGGCAGTCGAATTGCGTCTATATCGATGCCAATACGATGCAATTGATGTTCTACGGGCTGGTCATAGGCCTGACGACGGATGCCCAATGCTTTTATATGGTGATGGGCATTTATCCTCAGCTCGGCTATATAACAGTATTCAACCTTACAACCAATTCGGCCAGGATTTCTGGCGTCAAAACGACAGTGTACACCGGAACGAGCATTTCATCCCAGCCCTACCGCATTCGCGCGGTGAATACTCCGTCTATTTACACCAATGTGACAAATACGGTGGCGACTGTTGGAAGCAATTTGCAGGTCGACACGAGCGCCGCGGCAAAGACAATCAAAGCTCCGGCCGGGCTGGTCAACGGCAGCGCGCCATATGTATTTGGAGACCAGTGGACGATAGATGATTATGCCGGAACGTTTGGCGCGAATAACTTGACCATAGCCCCCAATGGAGGGCTGCTCAATGGAGGCGCCGGGAACATAATAGTCTCGACGAATAATGAACAGGTCCGGGCCACTTGGGTGGGAGGAACAACCGGATGGAAAGTGACCGGCGTCACCCCAACGGTGCTGACCCCGACATCGAGCGGCTTGTTGCTGGACAGCTTGAGCTCGCCGGCGCAGGCTGCTGTGACTGCGGCATACAGCACACGCAAGTTGCGTGGAGCGTATAGTGGCTCGCCGATAAGAGTCGGCCATATCTCGACGCTGGTGGAGCAGGATATTGGTTTTGCTGGAAATGATCTCGATACAGCTGCATTGAACTCGTTCATTACTGCACAGGGCGGCGGTTCGGCATGCGTCACTGTCTGGTATGATCAGAGTGGACACGGCCATAATGCGAGCATGGGCGCCCTAGCTGCGTCGAATGAAAAGATCGTTAATGCTGGGACAATTAATACTCTGAATGGTCACGCTTCTATTGTCTTGGATGGCGCGAGCAACAATGTGCTGTCTGTAACTCTGACATCGGGATCAGCGTTTACGCTGGCTGCAGCGATCAAGACCGGCACGATTGGGGACGAAGAAATAATATCCGACTCCACCGGCGTGGCTCTCTCGATCAGTTCCACAAAATGGCAAATATACGCTGGTACCGGCGTCAATTCGACGGTCAGTCCAGCTTCTACTACCGCATACGGCGTGATTGGAGCGTATAACGGCGCATCCAGCACAATGAATGTAAGTGGCACGACAGTGGCGTCAGGCAATCCTGGCAGTAATACATTTACAAACCTGGTTTTTGGGGCTGGATTTGGTTTCCCGTTTAACGGACATATACCGGAGGCCATTGTGTTCAATATTGCGCTTAGTGGCGCTGATCAATCAGTGATTAACGGCAGCTGGACGACTTATTGGGGAACATGATGACGATCCTTCCCCCTTTTACAGTCTGGACATCGCCCAGCACGCCAATCGCGGACTGGACGTCGCTCAGCGACCCGAATGCGTGGCTGTTGCTGGAGGACGGCACACTGCTGTTGCTGGAGGACGGCATGACAGAAATCTTGCTGGAATTTGCCCCGCCGGTCTCGGCATGGGCCCCGTTGGTTGTGGCTGGCCCGGCGACAATATGGACCCCGCTGAGCAATCCGGCGACGCATTGAGGATATCGCCATGCCCGATGTCAATACGAGTAACCTCAATCTAGTGCTCATGGCGGCCGGCGAGCACGCCGACAATTGGGGCGGCGCGCAGTCCACTCTTGCGGGCCCGCCTTTCCATCCCGTCAGCCTGAACGACAATTTCCAAGTTATCGATCGGCAATTCCCGACAGGGCTGACGGGCCCGATCGGAAAGATCGCGCGGTTTAATACTGACGGGTCGATGTCCGTCACTGCAATCAATGTCGTGGGCCCTGCAGTAACCTCCCGATGGTCGCAATACTTCACGGGGCCCACTGACTTCTCTGCGAACAAGCTTCGGTGGGCAGCGGGGGCTGACAGCGCGGCGGAAGGAGGGGCAACAAACGCCGGGTCGGACTATCAGGTCATCTCAGCCAAGGATGACGGCAGTTTTCTCGACGTCCCATTCCAGATAACGCGCAGCTCTTCCGTTGCGGCCTTTTCCCAAATTCCGACGGCGGCGGGGAGCGCCGTTGTTACCCAGTCGACGCTCGGGTCCGCCATCAGCGGTTTCAGCATGGTTGGCGAAGTCAGGATGTGGGCCGGAACCGGCGACCCCACCGGCAGCACCTGGATGATTTGCGATGGGCGCGCCGTGTCTCGTTCCCTGCCCTTGTTTGGCGTCATATCGACAGCCTACGGGAACGGTGATGGAACGTCCACCTTCAACATTCCAGACCTGCGCCAGCGCGTTGCGGTCGGCGGCAATGGGACGGTGGGCGATTCCGGCCGCATTTCTGTGGCGCTGACGCCTGGTTATTCCGCGACGCCCGGCAGTGCGTTTGGCGAAGGCGGCCACTTGCTCAGTACTGGCGAAATGCCGTCGCACTCCCACCCATTGACCGATCCGGGCCATACGCACACGTTTGCCTACTCACAGCAAGCCATCGGCGGGGGCGGCTCGTCAAACATGATCACGGGCATAGGCGCCGGCGGCCAGACCGCCACGACCGCGTCGCACACGACCGGCATTACCGAGGGCGCTATCGGCGGCGGCGGGGCTCACAACCTCGTCCAGCCCTCGATCGTGCTGAATTACATTATCCGGGTGCAATAATGCTGGTCCCCGTTTCCCCACCGCCGGGCATGTTTCGCAACGGAACGCAATACGAGGCGTCCGGGCGGTGGTTCGACGGCAATCTGGTGCGGTGGGAGAACCAGCGTCTAAAGCCGATCGGCGGCTGGCGGGCGCTTGCGGCGTCGATATCCGGCGGGGGCCTCGCGCCGCCGTTGTCCGGGGTAGCGCGCGGTGGAATGGCCTTCGAGGACAACGTCGGAAATTCATTTCTATTGCTCGGCACGAACAGCCATCTGTACGTCTTCACCGGTGGCATTCTCTACGACATTACGCCCACCGGGTTCGCCAGTGGACACACCGGAAGCATTATCGGGCCGGGCTACGGGGCTGGCCCGTTTGGGCAATATGATCCGCCGGACGGAACGAACACCTACGGCACGCGGAGAACAGGTGTCAGCCATATAGTCCTCGCTGCTTCGACGTGGTCATTCGACGCGTTCGGGAACAGCGTCGTCGGCGTGTGCTCGTCCGACCAGCACATCTATCAATTCGACCCGACCGCACCGTTCGGCACGCCGCCGACGAATTTATCCCTTACGCCCTCGTCCCCTGGGCCCCCGCCGACCAGCCCGGCGCCCACCGCGCAGGCCGTCATGGTTACCAATGAAGACTTTCTGCTTGCGCTCGGCGCGGCTGGCAACGTTCGGCGCATCGCGTGGCCGAGTGTCGGCACATCGACTGACTGGGTTCCCACTGACATCAACACCGCCGGCGGCCTCAACCTTAACACCGATGGCAAGGCGATTGCCGGCGCGCGAGTGGGTGCGCAAAATCTGGTGTGGACGGATACCGACGCGCACCTCGTCAATTACCTGGGGCCCCCCATTATTTACGGCACCACGCGGATCGGCCGCCATTGTGGCCTGGTCGGTCCGCGGGCTTATGCCGTTACCGACGTAGCCTACTGGATGGGCGTGGGCGGCTTCTTCATGTACAACGGCATTGTAACGCCGATGCCGTGCGACGTGCAGGATTATCTGTGGCGCATTATCGACTGGACGCAGGCCACCAAGATTTACGGCGCCACGAATACGCGCTTCAACGAGGTAATCTGGTTTTTCCCGTCAATCAACAGTCCGCCTTCCGCCGACATGACGCAGGAATGCGATAGCTACGTCATCTACAATTACAAGGATAATATCTGGTACTTCGGGTCGCCGTCCTCGCTTGCGCGCACGACATGGGTCGATCGCGACGTTTACCCGGTTGCGGGCGCTGTCGACCCGTCGGGAAATATTTTCGAGCACGAGGTCGACTACACCGCCAACGGCGCGTCCCGTGCCGGCCAGGTGCGTATCAGGTCCGGCTTTGTCGAGATCGCGCAGGGCGACCGCATCGCCTATTCCAATCTGATGCTGCCAGACGGTGACGGAACGGCTGGCGTCGTGAATGTCAATGTTTCGACAGCGTTTGCCCCGGACGGTCCGGTAACGATGCAAACGATAAGCCTGGCGCCGAACGCCGAAGGTTACGTGCCGTTGCGTGTTACCGGCCGCCAGATAGCCTTCGAACTCGTCAATATCGCCGACGGCGACTGGTCGCTCGGCAAGCCGCGGCTGGAAATCAAGGCAGGGGGGCGCCGATGACCGTACCGCTGCCGCGCCCGCCGGGGACATGGACGACGGAATGGCAAACCAGGCTGAACCAGGCCCATGACATCAACGATAAGGAAAACCGCAAGAAACGGACGGATATCGAGTTGGAACCCGGCGCCAAGCTCATCCTGCGCTCGCCGAACGGTCAGCGCTGGCAGGTCGAGGTTTCGAACGCGGGCGCGGTGTCCGCAGCGGCATTGCCATGACCGTCGTCAAGCAGGAATGGCAGCGCTGCCGGCCGTGGATCGAGGCGGCGCTGGACTATTGCCACGGCACCCACACCATCGAGGATGTCGAGGCCGGCCTCGTTGCGGGACAGTATACCTTCTGGCCCGGCTTACGGTCGGCGATAATCACAGAGGTGTGGCAATACCCTCGGCAGCGGTTCCTTCACATACCGTATGCGGGCGGGGAACTGGATGAACTGCGCACGATGGTCAAACGCCTGTTGTATCCCTATGCCTTTCTCATGGGGTGTAGCCGGATCACGTTGACAGGGCGGCGCGGTTGGGAAAGGGCACTCAAAACGGACGGCTGGCAGGCGGATATGGTATGTCTGGGCCTTCCAGTAAATGGGGCGATCCATGAGCAAGTCGCAGCCGATCACGCAAAACACGAGTCAAACCAACAGCATTCCGGGGTGGTTGACGCAGTTTTCCCGGCAGGCGGGGCAACAGGCGGCGAACCTGCCGCAATACTCGCCCTACAGCGGGCCTAATCCCTATGCCGGCCTGACACCGGACCAGCTGCAGGCGCTGGGCGTTGCGCAGAACCAAACCGGAGCCAGCGTCGCCGGCAGCGCCGTCCCGTTTGCGCAGCAGTATGCCGGCTTTCAGGCGCCCCAAATTTCGACGGGGCAGATCGGCGCCGATACCCAGGCGCTGATGAACCCGTACATTCAGAGCGTGATCAACGCGACCAACGCCCAGATCGACCGCAACACAACCGGCGCCGTGTCGAACCAGGACGCGACCCTGGCCGGCCAGGGCGCCTTCGGCGGTGACCGGCAGGGGATAGCAGACGCGGTCACGCGAGGCCTCGCCGAGCAGCAGAAAGCGACGACAACCGCCAACCTCATGTCGGGTGGCTACGGCAGTGCGCAGCAGGCGGCCCTTTCCGCGCTTCAGGGCAACCAGCAAGCTGCGCTAGGCGGCGCCCAGGTCGGCCTCGGCGGCGTCAACGCATTGTCCGGCCTCGGGCAGGGCCTCGGCGGCCTCAATGCGCAAACACTGCAAGCGCTGCTGCAGGCCGGTGGTACCCAGCAGCAAACCGGCACGAACCAAGGCATGTTCAATTACCAGAACTGGATGAACCAGTTCCAGATTCCAGAGAACATCGCCTCGACGTTCGGTGGCGTGCTGGGATCGCTGCCGCACTCGACCTCGCAGACGGGAACCATGACGGGGACGGCCTACAGCAATCCGCTCTCGTCAGCGCTGGGATTAGGCGCCCTTTTTCAGGGGCTCGGTGGCGCCTCCGGATTGGGAAGTCTAGGAAGCAGCGCCCTGACTGGTTTCGGAAATGCAGTGGGAGCTGGGGCTAATTTGCTTGGATTGCTTCCATTTTCGGACCGCCGTCTCAAGGAAGACGTACAGCCGATCGGCAAGCTTGCCGACGAAACACCGATCTATCGATTCCGTTACCATGGCGACCCCATACCGCGCGTCGGCCTGATGTCGGACGAGGTCGACCCCGCGGCCGTCGTCAAGCACCCGTCGGGCTATGACATGGTCGACTACGGCAGGGCGACCGATCGCGCGGCGCGCGTCGAGGCCTTCAACGCTTTGCGGGGGATATTCTGATGGTCGACTTCAGCGCACTCGGCCAAGGCGACGTCGGCGGCTTTCTGTTCGGTGGGAATGATCCATCGGGGTTGCTGACGCCAGCACAGCAGAAGGGCGTCAACTCGGACGCGATGCTGGGCCTCGCCGCGGGGCTGCTGCAGGCCGGCGGCCCCAGTCCGTACAAGGCCAAGATGCGGATAGGCAGCGATATCGGCAGCGGATTGGCGGCGGGGTTGCAGGCTCGCCAGCAGTCGCAAAAAGACGCGATCACGCAGTCCTATGTACGCACGCAGATGCTCGACAAGGGGCTGCCGATCATCCAGCAAATGCAGCCCTATCTGCTGACCGGCCAAAAGCCCCCAGCCTATCTGCAGCAACTGTATGACCAATTCCAACGCATGGCCGGAGGTGGCCTACCCCCGCCAATGCCAGGCCAAGCAGGTGTGCCCGGTGTGCCGAGCGTCGGCCCACAGGTTCCGCAACCTGGCGCGGCAAGCCCGCCAGCCGCGACGACCAGCAATCCCTACATGCAATCCGAAGGCGCCCGGATGGCGGCCAAGCTCGGGTATCCGCCCGAGATGTTGTTGATGCAGGGACCGCTGGGTGACGAAGCGCGCAAAAACGTCGAACTGCGGCTTACGGAAGAAAGCGAAGCGCGTAAGACACAGGCGAAAGGGCAGATCGAGCATAGTCAGAAGCTTTATGGCGCCCTGCAGGATGCGGGCCGCATTTCGCAGGCGAGCGACGAATTCAATAGAGAGGCGTTGGCGTTATATCAACATCCGAATTTCTATTCGGGACCATTTGCCGATGTCGTAAAAGGCTTCAGGCAGGTTCAAGCAGTTTTAGGTAAGGACAAGGACGCCGCCTTCCCGCAAGAAGCGTTTGCCAAGATTACGGCCGAGCAGGTGGGTAGCGGCCTGAACGAGGCCAAGGCCGCACTGTCGGACCTGCCTGCAGGCGCCGGCCGCTTTTTGCTGCCGCAGGTCAATTTGGCCATCAAAGCGGCAGCGAATGAGAGCAACACGGCGCTGACAAACCAATTTCTATCGCAGCAAGCCCTGAAGATATCCGAGCAAATCCAGGGTATGGCCAAGCTGGCGAGGGATTACGCCAAGACTCATGGTGGGCATCTGGACCAGGGGTTTGACGAGGAGTTGGCGGACTGGACGGCGAAGCATCCGGCGTTAACGACTGGCGAATTGAGAAACCTGACCGCGGTTGCCGCTGGCAAGCAGATGGACCCGCAAACCGGCGCAATTCTCGGGCTCAAGAATACGTTCGATCCCCGGAATGTCGGCGCAGCGTCCGCGGCTGCCGCACCTCCGCCGCCCGGCGCGATGCATCGCGCAGTCGGCCTTGGTGGAGAGGTGATTTACCTCGACGCCCAAGGCAAGCCAATCACGACGGCGCCTGCGCCGACGGCACCGGCCGGCCCCGCGATGCGCGGCGCGTTCCCATAGGGGGCATGAATGGCTGAGCCCAACCTACCGCCAGGCTTCAAGCTCGACCCGACCTTCCGGCCTGAGTTGCCGGAAGGCGCGCTGCCGGAGGGCTTTGTGCTCGACCGCAGTTTCAATCCGACGAGCACGGGAGAAGACATACTCAGATCGGCAGGCGCGGGCCTCGCAACCGGAGCGGCCGGCATCCCCGGCATGGTCGGCGATGTTCAAGCGGCCACCCTCGGGCCCTACCAGCAAGCGCTTGAAAAAGTGCGGTCGCAATTCAAGCCCGGCAGCCGGTTCGTTGCCAGCCGCGAGCAGCATGCCCCGCAATTGCCGACCACCGAGGACATCAAGCGAGCGACCGGCCTGTCCCGCTTCGATTACCAGCCGCAAACGACCGGCGGCAAATACGCCGAGACGATCGCCTCGTTCCTGCCCGGTGCAGCACTCGGCGGCGCCAGGACCGTCGGGCAAGGGATCGCTGATATCGCACGGTTCGGCGTTCTTCCAGGCGCAGCATCCCAGGCCGCGGGTGACATCGCCGGCAGCATCCGGCCGGAATACGAGGCGCCGGCCCGCGCCGTGGCCGGACTTCTGACGCCGTTCGCGGCCAGCAAGCTGATTTCCCCTAACGCTTCGATGGCGCCGGCAGCTAGCCGCGAGGCCTATGCCCGTCAGGTGGCGCGGCTAGAGCAGGAGGGCATCCCGGTATCGGCAGGCGAGCGGACGGACAGCCGCGCGCTGCGCCAGGCCGAAGACGAACTCAATCCCGAGCATTACAAGCACAAGGCCGAGGCGTTTACCCGGGCGGCAACGCGGCAGGTCGGCAACGGCCAGGGCGGGAACTACGAAGCGGGCGTCGTCGAACATGGCGCTGGTGGTCTCCTCGACAGGATGCTCGGCGAAACCGGGGCCAGGTTCGATGCGCTGCAGGCGCGGAATAATCTCGAAGTCGACCCGCAGCTCGTGACCGACCTGCTCAACACGCACAACAATTACACGCGCATTCCGGGCCTCTTCAATAACGAGACAATCAATACCGTACGCGGCGTCATTCATCGCGTGGGGGACGTGATGCGGACCGCCAATACGCGCGGCGTCACCCCGCTCATAAGCGGAGATGAGTATCAAACCCTCGTTTCCGATCTGCGCCGTGCGGCTCGCGGGGCCGCCCAGAGCAACCCTGACCGCGCCGAGGCGCTGCACGACATCACAAGCGTGCTCGACAACGCCATGGAGCGCAGTATTCAACAGCACAATCCAGCGGACGCCGGTGCGTTTGCCGAGGCGCGCCGCGATTACAAAAATGCGCTCGTCATCGAGGACGCGTCCAAAGCCTCGAACGTTGCCGGCGCGCAGGGCTACATCACGCCGGCCAAGCTGGAGGCGGCTGCGGCCAAGATTTACACCCGACGAGGACATGAGCGCGGCCGCGATCCCTTCGATTTTGCGCCAGCCGGCAAGGCGGTTCTCAAGATCGAGCCGAACAGCGGTACTGCCGGACGTCTCCATGTGTCGGATGTCATCCAGGGTCTCACGCGGTCGCTGGGTGCCGGGGCGGGATTTGCCGCTGGCCACAGTCTCGGCGGTGGCAACGAGGGCGGCGTCGCCGGCCTGCTGCTAGGCCAGGACGCGCTCGCTCGGTTGGCCGATCCTCTCGCGAGATCCGCCGCCCGTGCGGCCGTCACGAGCCGCCCTGGCCAAGCCTATCTTGGAAACCAACTGCTTGCGGGACGCGCACGCATCGGCGTGCCGGGATTGTTGAATGCTGCACAGGCTGGGCAACAGAACGCAATCCCCGCCTTTGCCGAAGGCGGCATCGTTGACCGGCCCACGGTCGGATTGCTCGGCGAAAACGGCCCGGAAGCGGTCGTGCCGCTGTCCCGGATACCGGCGCCCTACCATTATGCCAGCTTGTTGGCGCGGCTCGGGGTACGAGCCGGCGATTTGGAGGGCGGGAGGCCGTCGCGCAATATCGAGCAGCGCGGCGAGGGCTTCGACCTGCGAGGGCTACTCGACAGGCTCGTCGGTCAGTACGGGCGGCCATCGCTTGATGTCGACAATCCCTTGAGCCGCGCCCTGGGCGTTCCCGACATCCCGCGCGCAGCGAGTCAAGCTGCGCTGACCGGCTACCCGTCAGCACGAGGGCTTCTGCAATGAGTTGGCGAGGCAACAACACCAGGTCGTCCGAGAACGGCCCGGCGCTGCTCGTCCTGCTGGTCGTGATCGCCGCCGTCACCGCGATCTTCATCGTGATCATCAATCATTTCGCGATGTGAGGGAGACACATGTACAATTCCGTCGTCATTTCCAGCGGGCATGGCAAGTACGTGCGCGGCGCGAGCGGCTATCTCGACGAGGTCGACGAGGCCCGTCGTGTGGTCGACCTGACCGCGGAAATGCTGCGATCGCGCAATGTCAAGGTGAAGACCTTCCATGACAACACGAGCCATGATGTCAGCACCAACCTCAATACGATCGTGAACTTTCACAATGCACAGACGCGACAGCTGGACATCAGCGTGCACTTCAACGCCTATGAGACCACATCGAAGCCGATGGGCGTCGAGTGCCTGTACGTCACGCAGGAAAGCCTAGCCCGGCAGATTTCGGCGCAAATTGCCATGTGCGGGTTCCCCGACCGGGGACCAAAATTTCGCAGCGATCTGAAATTCCTGAACTCCACCGAGATGCCGGCCATCCTGATCGAGACCTGTTTCGTGGATGCGAAGGCCGATGCCGACCTATATGAGCGCGAATTCGAAATCGTGTGCGACGCCATCGCCGATGTCGTCGGTGGCGATGATGCCGGGTCCAACCCGGTTCCGCCCGATCCGCCGCCGGCCGGCGAACCGCTATTCCAGGCATCCGGCAAGGTGTCGTGGTTCGGCGGTCCTAATGATACCGGCGTGAGCCCGTCCGAGGGCCTTGCCTTCATTTACAACGTGGACCAGGCCCAGCACCTGTTCTTGCCCTACCAGCCGTCCGGGACATCCGGGCTCGCAAGACGGCTGAACTTTTGCGTGCCATTCGTGGCGTGCCGTTGGGACTATACGGTCACGCCCAAGCCGACCTTGTTGCAGCACCTTGCCTATGTGCGCAATCCGCGGACTGGCCATGGCACGCCGTGCTTCCCTGCCGATTGGGGGCCGAACGAGAACACCGGGCGGGTCGCCGATGTGAGCCGCGCCGTGATGGAAATCCTGGGGCTGGAGACTGATGATGCCGTCGAGGTCGTCTATCCCTGGGGGGACGGCGAGCCATGAACCCGGGCATTCTTGATAGCGCGGGGCAGGTTGCCACCAGTGCAATCGAGGCGATGAAGACGGCGCCGGTGCTCATAGCGCTGGTGCTGCTCCAGGGTCTCACCATCGGCCTCATTGGCTGGAATAACAATGCGCGTCAGCGAGACATGGCTGAGGAGCGTAAGCTGTTTGCCGACGAGAGGAAGATGTTCCTGGACCTATGCATCCCACGGTTAGCGCCAGCGCCGACGAATTTCCGCCTGCAGAGCGACGAGAGCAAGCCGGTGGAGCTGCCGAAGTGAGGCGGCGCTGCCTGGTCTGGCGTTCCCGATCATCCGGCAGCGGGCAATGGCGGTGGGCGACTTGGCGGTGGGTGTTCCGTGGGCTGCCGACAAAAGCTACGCGGGCATGGCTGGCCCGTGAATAGCCGCCCTCGTGGCGCGGACCGGGCTCTCCCATGTGGGTTGAGAGGCCCGGCCCATTTCGACGCCGGGTTCGCGGCGCCGGCATCGGGAGTCCAAACCGTGCGGAAAGCCCTCCCGATTTTTTATCGCGAGAATTCGAAAGAACGGATCGCGAACTCGTTTTCCGCAGTATCCCATTCGTGGGATACTTTTTGGGATACTCCTGCACCGTTTTGGTCTCGTTTTGTGCGTTTTTTGCGTTCAGGCGATGCCGTCACGGTTGACACCTAACCTATGATATCGTAAGGCTTTTTCGCCTACGGAGATGTGGCCGAGTGGCTGAAGGCGGCGGTTTGCTAAACCAAGCTTCAAAATTTCCGCGATCCTTCAGAAACCTTTGAGAATTGCGAACTTCTCGACCTTGGTGGCGGGATACGGTATCCCATATGGGATACGATTTGGGATACTGCATCCTAGGAACCCGCACGATTGCGCTTGAAGTACTCGGCTCTCTCGGAAGAGGTCATTCCCTCCACTTTTTTCCGTAGTGCGGCGAACCCCTCGCCTGAACCCAAAGCGGCGGCGCCGTTCGCCTTTCGCGATTTAGACAACGTGACCCTGCTACTGCGTCTGGTGACGAAGTCATCAATGTCGCGATCGGTAAACATGATGCGCGGCTTGACCTTGCCACGGCCCACATTAACAAATCGCATCTCGCCGTCTCTCACCAGACCCCGAAGCGTGTCTATGGACACACTGAGGCGATCTGCTGCGGCAGCGATGGTAAGAAGTTTCATTGCCGACCCCCAACGCTGATTTTTTGGCTCTTTGCGGCGCGCTCTTCGTCTGCGGTCAGATAGGCCAGGTATCCTTCAGTCACCTTGACCGACGAGTGTCCCATGCGCTTGCAAAGGTCGTAAATGTCGCCCCCCGCTTTCAGGAACTCGACGGCGTGCAGATGGCGCAGGTCATGGAAGCGAAATCGGCGGAACTCGGCGCCGTTCGCCACCGCCCACTCGCGCGCACGAGCGACCACACCGGCAAACTGGCTGGAGAAGTTCCGATATGGCTGGCCGTTTGAATGCCAGAACAGCAGCGGCGATCCAACATAGGTCGGGAGGCTTTGGATGAGCAGATAGCCGCCGAGCGGTTCCAGGTCGATCGTCCGCGGCTTGTTCCGCTTGGTCTTGTAGAGTGTGATCTGCCGGCGGGCGTGGTCGACATGCTCGCGCTTGGCACTAAGCAGTTCGGTTTGCCGCGCGCCGGTAGCGATTGCCGCTTCAACCAGATCCTTAAGCATGCCGGGCGCCCGCTCGATTACGAGGTCGATGTCGCGCCTGATCGGAAGCACGATGGGATTGCGCCGCTCCTTGATCCGCCTCAGCCGGGGCAGGACTGGGTTGGTCTCGATCCATCCCTGGTCCATGGCGAAGTTCATTACGCTAGAAAGAGCGCCGAGGTCGCGCTTGATGGTCGCGTTGGTTGCCCCGGCGGCGGTGCGAGCACGAACAATCTCCGCGATCAACTTACCGTCGATATCCAAGATCTGGCGTGCATCGCCGATAAGCCCATCAAGCTGGCCGAGCGAAACGGCGTAGCGCTTGACGGTGCCGGGGCTTACTTGTCGTCCGATCCACTTGGACCATAACTCGATCGTGTCAGCATATGTCCGCGTGATGTCGCCATGCTTGACAGCAGTCAGCTTGCTCGCGCCTGCTTTTTGGCGCTGACGAGCAACTGCTGGATCGCTTGTTTCGAGCGACCACCGGACGAGGCGGCCATTGATGCGCTTGCGGCCGAAAAGGATATCTCCCCGCCAAAAGCATCCAGGCGGCGCTCTGCGTTTTGCCATGTCTCTCGCTCCCGCTCTTTGACGTATGCCCGCAGAGCACGCAGATTGAATGTCCAGCGGCCGCCGATCTTGGCTGCACTAGGGATCGCCCCGCGAGCTGCCATTGCCTCCACGGTCCGCATCCCGATCCCGAGGATCTGGACGGCGTCGGGCACAGTGCCACGCTCACGTTCGCGCTGGTCAGACATAGCTTGCTAACCCTAACAAAAGGTGTGGATAAATGCGAAGCAGATCATCGGCGGCCTCGGCCAGTGTGTGCAGCCGGTTGGCCATGGCTCACTCCGCTGCAATGGACGGCGCGGCCACGCCGTTCTTGGTCTTGCGCGGCCGGCCTCGGCGCTTGCCCGTGGCCGCCAGTCGAGTATGCGGCAAGGGTTCCGGCATCGTGAGTTGAAGATTCAGGTAATGCCTCACCGCGTTGTGGATACGGTGGCGCTCTGACGGGTTCACTACGGGAAGGAAAGCCATGCTGACGGTGGCCAGCATGGCGAAGATGTCGTCGTCGGAAATTTTCACAGTGTCAGACATTTTGTTCTCCACTTGTGTATATTCTGCGGATTACGCGCTGACGAAGGCGCCGGATATCCTGCTCGCGCTGCAGCTCGGCGCGCTCCATCCGCCGCATGAGGATTGCGGCGAGCAAGAGCACGCCACCGACGAATACTGAAATGATCATGCTCTCACTCCTGCCGAGCCTTGCCTCGCCGGACCTTGCCTAACCGGACCTCGCCTGCCACGCCTCGCCACGCCTGCCTCGCCAGACCAGACCTCGCCCTGCCGTGCCTGCCCTGCCCTGCCTAACCTAACCGGACCCCGCCGCGCCTGCCCGGCCTTGCCTGCCCCGCCCCGCCATACCAGACCTCGCCCCGCCTTGCCGCACCCGACCCGGCCTGCCTTGCCGCACCATCCACGCCGTGCCTCGCCACACCAACCATGCCTACCATGCCGACCCAGCCCAACCGAGCCTGGCCCTCGCTTGGCCTCGCCATGCCTGCCTTGCCTCGCCAAACCTTGCCCTAACAAACCTGACCTGGCCGTGCCTGCCACGCCAGACCGCACCGTGCCCCCGCTCACCAGACCACGCCTGCCGCGCCCCGCCGGGCCAGACCAGACCTAGCCCCGCCTTCCCTCGCCTTGCCTGCCTCGCCTGCCATGCCTGATTACGCTGCCGCGACGAGTTTCTCCGCGCCGCCAAGGGCACGCAGCGCCGTGTCGAGATACTTCAGCAATCCCGGGTATTTTTGATCGAGTTGCGTGGCGACTCCGCGCGCGCGAGTGAGGGACCCATCGCACCTGGCGATCTCTGCCTGCACCGTTGCGACCGCATTGTCTTTGGTAAGATCGCCGATGAGGACATGCCCTGGCTGAGCCCGGGTATCGCTCACATACATTGGCGAGACGATGCGCCGATTTCGGTGGACGACCACGACGGTGAGGTACAAGCCGATCAGCTCCCGGGCGCGTTCGAGGCGCTGCTGGTCGGCCGCCTTGGCGTCGCTCCATTCGAACTTCGAATGCAGAGCGCTCTTCTTGTTTCTCGCCCTCTTGACGATCAGCCGCGGCAGGATCCTGCCGCGGACGTCCTTGCATTGTTCAAGCTCGGCGCGAATTGCGTCTGCCTTGCTGCTCACGACAATCCTCCAACCACGGCTTCCTCGTTTTCTGATCCGGTAACGATTACCGTCGGGCGGCGCAACCGCGGCTGCTTGTGCCTGCCATTGGCCTTAGAAGGCTGCTCACGAAGCTTGATTTCGTTCTCGTACCAAGTCATCAGGTCTTCCGTGTCCTGGTCGTAATATCCGGGCGCATCAAACGCGGCCTGCTGCACTCGCCTGCCCTGCTTGCTGAAGATCGATAACCATTCCTTATCCTTGGGATCCGTCAGGCGGTACCCGCCAAAGGGGCCACCCTTTTGAATTCGCCAGTCGCCAATACCAACGATTACCCCCGAGCCGCCCATCAGGTTTCCGACGGCTCCTCGGGTTACAATCGAGCTGGCGTATCTAACAGTAACGCTGCATGCCCATTGGGGAAAAATCGGCCGCGTGCGTACGTCTGGTGCGCGGTTTATGCCGCTGTTGCGCACCATCGCGCAAAACATTTGCGGAATACCATATAAATTGATGTTGATGTCGACAATGCGCGTCAGCCGCAATATCTGCGCCTTTGCCGAGCCTGGAATGTCGAGCGCTGCAGCAGCCAGCGCCCCGTGAAGCATGCCGTTGGGAAGGTGAAACAGGGTCGGGGTCGCCTCTTCCCTGTTGCGATAGAACGACTCTCGATACTCCCCCATCGGATTATGCTTGAGTGTCTGTTCCAGACTCGCCTGATTCATCCTGCGGGATGGGAGAAGCATCTCCTGCCAAGCCTTGAAAGGGAAACGATGCATGATGAGAGGGGATGTCCCGACCAGATAGAATTTTATCTCGTCCTGGTGGACTTCCTGGATTTCAATCACTTCCTTTGCTGCTAGTTTTCGGCGACCCATCTCCATTGCCCTCCTGATTGTCGGCCTTGATGGCGGTTGGCTTGTGGCGCTTGTTCTTCGCGGCCTCGAGTATCCTCTGGTCGGACGCAGGTATCTTCCTCCACGCGGCCTGCAGCTCGACCATGCCACGCTTGGCGGCCTCGCCCAGCTCGGCGTCGAGCCGCGCAATCCGCATGCTGTCCTCTGCGGGAGAGGCTGCCCCGCCCTCTGTCGAGTGGCTCGTGGAGGGCGGGGCATCATCCCCCGGCGGCTGGGAGTCGTCGTCGTCGTCGCGATACGCCGGGGGTGATCTCATTGGATTGGCGCCGTAGCGCGGTGGCGGCATGCGCCTGCCGGCGGCATTGCCGTCGTCATCGCCCTCGCCGACCGCGATGTTGAAGATCATCTTCAGCAGATACCGCATGCCGTAGGTGACCGCGGAACCGGCGGCATGGGTGCGCGTCATCACGGCGCTGCCCTTGGCGCCGACGCCGTCGGCCGGCATGTTGATGGAGTATCGCCGACAAAATCCGCCGTTGACCACGTCGCACACAATCCGGATGCTGTTCACATTCGCGTCCGGTACGGTGTTGAACGACAGCGCGAACCCGTGCTTCGAATAAATCGGCCTCACCGCGGCATCCAGCGCGGCATAGCTCGCGTATCTCGATCGCGTCTGCAGGTTGTCGCTGTCCTTGGCTACCGGGATCATTTCCGCCTGCGCTGCGGCCATCGCGATGTTCCAGGCCTTCTCGGCCTCCTTCGCCCCTCGCGCGTCGTACAGGGCCATCAGCTGTTGCAGCCGATCGATCGGAAAGCTGGGGTCACGCGCCGCGCGCTCGATCATGTGCATGAGCGGCGCCGGATCTTCCGGGATTTGCATGAGGTCGGTGGTCATGTGTCCTCCCGAAGCGACAGCCGTCCGGCGCGATCACGTGTAATACGCACGCCGTGTCCCCATGCTTTCTTCGCATCGGCTGGAACGGTGGCCTTGAGTATCTTTGATGCGGTTTCACACTCTGCCGCAGCATCTTTCACTGCGAGCCAGACGGCGGCATTGTCGGCCCACATGTTGTTCCCGGTCATGTCGATGACCTTGGTCGCGTCCACCGGCGCAGGAACGGCGGGCAGCGCCACAGGCTCCTGCAGATTGGAGACGCAGGTCATGAATTGCCGGCCGCGCCTGACCATCTCGGCGGCATATTCCTCATCGCGCCGGATATATTCCACCACCGGGGGATTGGCGCCCATGATGACCGACAGCACGCATTGCGTTGCCCCGGTGCATTCCATCTGCCACTGCATTTGCGGCTGATAGCGTTCGACGACGATCTCCAGAGGCTCCCGCCCACCGACGTGCTTGGCCTCGCACGGGCAATCCAATTCCACACACCAGGCATCTATCGTGCAGGCTGCCCAGTCGTGCCGGGGATGAGTGATGACATGGCCGCGCCGCACGAGCGCCACGCCGGACTGTTCGAGCCAATCGAGATTGAGCTGCTCTGTAGCCTCGCCAAGACGCACCGGCCAGACGCGCGAGAGATCCTCGGGCTGTTCTTCGCCGGTCATCTCGCGGTAAAGCCGCATGATGGCGACGGCATCGCCGGTCATCAGGCATGCGACACGACTTGCGGTCAACTTACCGCGGCGCTGCTCGATCTGATGTGAGGTTAGCACCCTGGTCTCCCATCGTCGGGGAGACCGTATCAAACGGGCTGTCCAGAGGCAAGGACAATTTGTCTAGAGCTATGGACTACTACGATGCCTCGGAAATCTTTGGCGAGTTCTTGGCTTGCTCTATTCGCTCGATGGCCTCGGGGCCGCGCATCAGCAACAGCAAGTCGATACCGAGCACGTCGCATATGTCGGGCAACAGTTCGGCCGGAATTCTGCGGGTCGGGTCCGCTTCGTACTTGATATAGTCCTGCGGCGGGATTCCGATGTGTTGCGCGGCCTTGGCCTGGCTCCAGCCTTTGAGCAGCCGGCCCGCTAAAATCAGGGTCTTGGCTCTGTCGTAGAACGGCGAACGGCCCTCCTCCAGGTCGCGAGGCGGGGCGGTATCTCTGGATGAGGGCGGCTTTGCCATAGTGGCGGAATATAGTCGAGTCTGGACATTTTGTCCATGTTCACATTGTCCAGAATGGACATAGCAAGACCCTCCCCTCTCCCCCCCCCCCCCGCTGTCTTGCGCTATGGACGGATTGTCTATATAGCTGGACAGCATGGCAGGATCGCGGGGCGCCATGGCCAAAAAGCTGGACTGGGAGCTGATCCGGGAGACCGCCGTCAAAGTAGGCGCGTCGCCTGCGGCCATCCACAAATGGCGGGCGCCCGACCGTTGCGGCGTCCCCACCAAGTGGTGGCTGAGGATCTCACGGGCCAGCGGCGGGCGCATCTCGGTGGAGGATCTGGAGGCCTTCAACCGCGAGAGATCGCCGTGACTGGACCAATAAAAACGCATCTCATCGCGTGTAATAGTAAACAGCACCCGCTGTTGGCGTGGCATAAGCCTTCCCCGTCCGGTTGCTTTTCTGTCGATGCTGCAGCGAAAAGGATGCCCGGGCGAGGCATATCCATTCCCAGGTCTTGCGACGGGCTGCCCGGGCCATTCTCGGCCCGCGTCGATAGTGCGATTTTTACGAGTATGAAGAGAGTGCGACAGTTTGTCTACGGGCTTGCGATACCTGTTCCTATTGCTTTTCCCAATGTTCCACCGGCTGCAACCGTCTGAAAAATAATAAGGTATAATAAATATGACGGAATCGCCGGAGTTATTACAAAATGTCAACCCCCTAATGCAGGGGGGTATCGACTGGCTGGAATTGCGCCTGCCGCGGCCGCCGTCCGTCAACCGGTTCACGGCAAAATTGGGAAATAAATCACCCATCGTCAAGCGGTGGGTGCGCCAAGCCGACATGGCGCTAGTGCTAGCGCGGGCCGAGCGCCGGTTCCCGCAGGCGAAGCTTCTCTGCGAGTTTGAGTGCGAATTCGAATTCGAGCGCGGAACACGGCCTTCCGACATCGACAACAGGGTCAAGCCGCTGCTGGACTGGCTGCAGCGCGTCCAGCTGATCGACAACGACCGCCATTGCGAGCGCCTCGAAGTGAGGTGGGGGCCGCCGGACAGCGGCGTCCTGGTGCGGCTGCGCCCATGGGTGGCGGCATGACCGGTTACTACAATGAGGTCGACCCCTATGCCGCTCAATGGCTCCGCAACCTCGTCGCCGCCGGACACATCGCCCCCGGCGATGTCGACGAGCGCAGCATCGTCGATGTGCAGCCCGATGACGTGCGTGGATACGACCAATGTCATTGGTTCGCCGGCATCGCCGGATGGTCGCTCGCTCTGCGCCTCGCCGGGTGGCCCGATGATCGACCTGTTTGGACAGGCAGCTGTCCCTGCCAGCCGTTCTCGACCGCGGGCAAAGGAGCTGGTGGCACCGACGAACGCCACCTATGGCCGCATTGGTTCCGTCTCATCCGCGAGTGCCGCCCTGCAACGATCCTTGGAGAGCAGGTTGAGGCAGCAATTGGATGGGGCTGGCTCGACGCTGTTTTCGCTGACCTGGAGGCGGAAGGCTACGCCGCGGGGGCGGCCGTGCTTCCAGCTTGCAGCGTCGGCGCGCCGCACGTCAGGAACAGACTGTGGTTCGTGGCCGACTCCGGTGGCGTTGGAGATCGCGAAGGGCGATGGCTACGCTGCGAAGATGAAGACATCTCGAGCGGAGCGTGGCGGGGGATGCAATCCGAATCTTGCGACGGCGGTGTGGATGGCGATCTGGCCGACGCTGACCGATGCGGCCGGCTGGGCGACGCCACGGGCCCGCGACTTCAAGAGCGAGGGAACGGAAGCCTTCCATCAGTCGCGGGCGGAACAGACACGCGGCAAGCCGCTCAGCGAGCAGGCGCATCAGTTCACTTCTGGTCCGATGTCCGGTGGCTCCCCTGCACCGATGGAAAAGCGCGGCCAACTAAACCCGGCATTCAGCCTTTGGCTCATGGGGTACCCGCCCGAGTGGGAAAGCTGCGCGCCGCCGGCAATGCGATCGTCCCGCAGGTCGCGGCGGAGTTCATCAGGGCAATGAAGGCGCCGGCATGAGCCACTCGGATTTCTGGACGGCCGAGCGCACCGACCGGGCGCGGGAATTGGCGGCGACCAAGTCGGCCCGCGACATCGCCGCCGACCTCGGGTGCACCCGCAATTCGGTGATCTCGAAGCTTAGCCGTATCGGCGTACCATTGACCAAGAACCCGCCCAACCCGCCCAAGCCCAACCCGCCCAAGCGGGACATCAGGCCAAGGCTGGCCCCACCCCCCACGATGCCCCGCCAAGCCCGTGCGAAGGCCGCTGGTGCGTTTTTGCCGGTGGGGGGCTGCCTGATAGCGGACCTGACCGAAATCGCATGCAGGTGGCCTCTATGGCGCCACGACGGCCCGGTCCTCGACCGCCGGTATTGCGGTAGGCAAAGCGCGGGGGGGCTGCCGTACTGTCGCGACCATTGCCGGCAAGCCTACCGGAGCGCCGGCCCATGATCGACATCGCCATATTGCGCGCCGCCGGCTTGTCGGACGAACAAATCCTCAAAGTGCTCGAGCTGGATCAGAATGAGCGCAAGGCGGTTCGCCGCGAGCAAAATAGAATTAACAAGCAAAATCAACGTTCGCGTCAGCATTTTTATGCTGACATTGAAATTAACAAGCAAAATCAACGTTCATGTCAGCATGTCAGCGCTGACACGCTGACATCACCGTTGATTGATAAGGAAAATCCTGCGTGTAACGCGTTACATAGCGTTACATCCTCCTCCCCTCCTTCCTCCCCTTCTCTTCCTTCCCCCACACCCCCTTCTATTACTACCCCTCCATTCTCCCCACCACCCGACACAAAGAAGGCGCGCGCGGCGAATGCAACTCTGTTGCCGGAAGGGTACAACCTGAGCGAGCGAATGATCAATTACGCCCTCGATCGCAAATGGACCCCCGCCCGCGTCCAGGATGAATTCGAGAAGTTCGTCCTGCATGCCCAGAAGAAGGGTTGCCGGTACGTCAACTGGGACGCGGCCTGGCAAAGCTGGGTGAGGAGCCCCTATCAGCTCAATGGCGGCGGCAATGGCGGGCATCACGCTCCCGCCAAGAAAAGCTTGGTCGACGTATGCAACGACTTGCTGGAAGAAATCGATGACCGGGAACGAGCTGCAAAAGCTGGCAATCGAACGGGCCCGCCTGCTCTTCGGTTGCTACCGTAGGGGCGACGCCAATGACCCGGATGTGTACGTCCGCGCCATTGCGGCCGTTCTTTCGAGATACGATCCGGATCTCATTCGCGAAGTCACGGACGTGCATACGGGAATCTCCACGTCCGAGAAATTCCGCGCCTTTTTGCCACAATCCGGAGAGCTGAAGCATTATTGCGAAGAGGCGGCCGTTCGCCGGGCGAGGATGCGGCAATACGCGGAAATGCCGCCGCCCGATTTTTCGCGGCCACGCATCGCAACGACAACGCCCCCATCGCCCGGCCGCCGAGCCAGCCTGCTCATACGCAAGGGCCGCCCACGCTACGAGGAAATGTGCGAACGCGCCCGCGCGCCTGGAGTCGACCCCGCCGAGTTCCAATGGCATGCCGACGGCATCAAGGTCTCGCTGCTTTGGTGGACCGGCGAGCCCGACGTCGAGGTCAGGTTGCCGGAAGACGGCAGGAGGGAGGCCGCGGAATGAACGCATTGGTGAGGGCGCAGCGCGACCGCAGGATGGTGCCGCTGCAGAAGGCCCTGGATACGATGGCGCGCAGGAATGCGGTGTTGCTGCAGGAATTCAATCCACGCAGCGGGGAGCCGCGCTGGTACGTGACGCTTGCCGGCGAAGTTAGCGCGGCCACTGCGGAAAAAATCCGCGAGCGGCCGGATGTGCGGGGCGAGCCTGACGCCATGTTTCCTGGAATGCATCAGACTTGGCGGATGGTCCGGTAATGGTTTGTCCCGTCGTCCGGTACGTCGCCCACAAGCGCGTCGAGGACTACCTGCGCCTCGGCTGGATGGTGCTGGCGCCGCTCGGCGAGTGGTCGGCGCTGATGGGCTGGCCGTGCGGATGCAAAATTGTGGAGCCGATATGAACCTTGCGACCATTATCGACAGGAACGTTCCCGCCATTCGCCGCGCCAAGGCGGAGCTGGTGAAGCTGGGCGAGCAGCTGGATTCAGCCAGGACTTACGACGCCATCCGCAAGGTCGAGCGGCGAGCCGAGG